AGGAACCGTATAACGCTCGCAGAAGGTTGGTACGCTCTTCCTAAGGAATAAAATCATGGCCCAGCAAACGATCAACATCGGCACCATCGCCAACGACAATACCGGGGACACCCTCCGCGGCGCCGGTGAGAAAATTAACGACAACTTCGACGAGCTGTATGCCGCGGTGCCGCTGGTTACACCAAGCACCTGGGTGCCGACGTTGACCGACTCCGGCGGTGGCCGCACCTTCGCCATCACCACCAACACAGCCCGGCACACGTCCATCGGCTTCGTTACAACCTTCACCGCGGACATCACCGTCAACTCGGTGACCGGATCCGCCACGGGCAACCTCCGGCTGTCGCTACCCGATGCCATCACCTACGAGGCCGCCGCCGCGGTGTGGCTGACCAATGCCACCAACCAGGCCAAGACCGCCATCATCGCCAGGCTAATCGCCGGCACCAGCTACCTCGAGCTGTCGCATTTCGAGACAGGAGCTGCCACCAGTTTGGCTGCCAATCTCCAGGCCACCAGCCGCCTGATAGTCTCTGGCACTTACTTTACCGCCTGATGACCACCATCGGATCCAGTCTCCAGCAGGGCATGGCAGTGCTCCAGCAAATGCTGGGGGCGCCGATGTTCATCTGGGAGGGGACGTCGATCCGGTGCATCCCGGCTGCCGTCAACGATGCCAACGTGCCCATCTCCGGTGGGTTCCAGGACAACGTGACATCCAGGATCCTGGTCATGTTCTCCGACTGGAAAACCTGCGACAGCACCCTGGTCTCGATGGACTCGACGCTCTACACGCTCGACCAGGGCACGACCTTCTCCCGGCTACTCAAGGAGGACGGCCTATTCATCCTCCAGGAGAACAGCGACCGCATCGCCCTGACCTTCTGCAAGCCGAGGCCGGTGGTCGGCAGGACGCTGGTCTACCAGGGACGCACCCTCCGCATCCTGTCCTGCCGTGTGGATGCTTCCGGCGCCTACTACAACCTCGAGCTGGGGGCTAAGACCAAGTGAGGCCTGTCGTCAACATGACGGTCGATAGCAGCAAGTTCGATGCTGCCATGAAGCAGTATCTGTTGACGACGAGCCGCGATCTCCACAAAGCGATCAACAGCAGATTCTTTTACCTGATGGTCCGGCTGTTCGTCCTGGTGCCGCCCAAGAGCCCAGGACAGGAGCGCCGCAGGATCGCCGACTACCTAGGGACGCCTGTCGGTGACATCAACCGGAAGTCTAAGAAGACCGGCAAGCGGGTCGGCAAATCCCGAATCCTTCGCCGGGTGCACCTCATCGCTCAGTCGAAGGAAGCTAAGGGCGGTCGCCGCGGCCTGTATGGCGAAGAGATGAAGGCAGCAGCCTCGGCCCTCATGCGGAAGGCCATCGGGTCGGTCGGCTACCTCCGATCCGGTGTGGTGAAGATGATCCGAGTATACAACAAAGGCTTCAGCCAGTTTCAGAGCGCCAAGTGGAAGCCGCTATCTAAGCCCCCGGGCTACAAGGCACCCAAGCAGACCAACGGCGCCCTCATCTCACTTGCCAACCAGTACGGCCTGCCCCAGGAGAACGTCGCCACGCACAAGGGAACCAAGGCCCGAGGCTATCAGGCTGTCCCAGGATTCAATCCAACAGCCTCGGTGGTAATGACTGCCGGTGTTGCAGACAATCAATACAACCGGGTATCTGAAATTTACAACACGGCCATGCAAAAGGCCATGGACGACGAGACGACGGAGATGATCAACCACATGACCGAGGCCCTCCTGGCTAACGGCAAGGTTCTCGAAGACAACGGAATCTCAATCAAATGAACGCCGTCGCCCTAAGAGCTGAACTTGCAGTCGCCGACTATCTGGCGGCCGCCAACTGGTCGGCCTCCGGCGCCGGCACGCCCACATGCCTCACGTCCTACAGCCGCGGCCTCTACGACGACCCCGACGACCAGGACGTCATGCCCAACTTCCCGCGCCTGGTAGTCTCGACCAATTCAGCCAGGCCAATGCAGCGCACCGATCTGACCTGCGAGGTCGAGATCGCTGTCGAGCTTCAGCTATCGGCCGACGACACCGACGAGGCCGCTGTGCTGACCACCGTCCAGGTGCTCGACAATCGGATCCTGCCGCTGTTCGACGATACCGGGGCCTCGGCCTTGGATGCACCGTCAAACGACGCCAGCGGCCCATTTACGGCGCAATTCGCCGCCCCTCTGGACTTTGGTGGCTCATCAATCTCTAATCGGTCCAGGACGTTTACCCGGACCTTCACCCTCTACTGTTCGGCAACCCTCTAAACCAAAACACACATGGCTAACACGCAAGGCAGTAAATATATCTTCGGATCACCGGCAGTCCTAGAACTCTACGACGCCGCGGGAGCACTTGTTGTCACCGGCTACGTCTCGCCCGACATGGAATCCTACGACATCACTCATGAGGCAGACACTGATGAAGTTCGCAACAGCTCCGGCGAGGTTGTCGGTCACATCGGCTACAACAACCGCCTGACGCTGACCGTCAACTTCATCCCAGCCGGAACAAGCGTGGCAATCGCAAAGCTAACCGCCGCGCTGCCTGACGTAAACGGCACCTGCACTATCTCTGGCGCACCGGTGATCGAGGTGGGTGGTTACGCTGACGCTATTAATGCTCTGACCGGCAACCGATGGATCTATGCCGGCGGTGGTTCTATCAAGACAACCCAAACTGGCAAGGCCACCGGAACGATCACGCTCAAGCGCTACACCAACATCACCGTCACCGGCGCCGCTACCGCACTGTGAGCCAACTGGCCGCCATCCTGACCGCTACGTCGAAGCCCTGTCCGATTGTAATGGGGCTCCGACTGGTGCCGTATTCGGTGGGACATTCCCTGGTGCTCCATCGCATCGGTTCCCCCCTGGTTGTCGGTGGTCATGTAGGCCGCGCAGATCTTATGACCGCGGTGCTGGTATGCTCCCAGCCGATCAAGGAATCGATGGCTTCCATCTATTCACCATTCCGCAACCTGGCGCTCAAGGTTTGGACCTGGAAGGTGAAGCGCCTGTCGTTCGAGGCCGAGCTGGATAAGTGGAACGAGTGGATGGCCGAGCAGTCGACTGCCCCAGAGATCCTGAGCAAGCCAGGTGTATCGAAGCAGCTCGCAATGCCGTGGCCTGAGCGGATGCTGGCCTGCTGCCTGGAGATCGGGCTCCAGGAGGACACTGTCCTGTCCATGCCTATCGGTGACGCGGAGCGCCTTGTCCTAGCTCGAGCCGAGAGCCACGGGGACATAGAGCTGTGGAGCCCTAAGGACGAGGCCATGTGGCGGTGGATGAAACAGCAGGAACCAATCAAGAACTGACGCCATGGCTATCTTCTCACTAATTGCAAAACTCGGACTTGATGGCACCAACTTCGAGAGTGGGCTCAAACGATCCCAGTCGATGGCTAAGGGCGTCGGCAAGGAAGTCACCGGGACGTTGGCTGCCATGTTCGCAGTCGACAAAATAGCTCAATTCGGGCTGTCAATTATTGATGCTGCCGGTCAGATAAACGACCTCTCGACTCGCCTGGGAGTTTCGGCTGAGTTCCTGCAAGAAATGCAGTTTGCCGCAAAGCAGAGCGGAGCCAGTATTGAAGACGTGGCGGGTGCAGTCGAAAAGCTGTCTGTTGCTCGGATGAAGGCGCTGAGTGGAGACGAGAAAACCATTGAGAACTTTCAGAAGATGGGTGTTTCAATGGACTCCATTAGAAGACTTGGATCAGAGGATCTATTCAAGGCGCTAGGAGAACCGTTTGCTGCTGGAATAGATCCTCAAAAACTCATCGCTCCATTTAAAGAACTAGCAGGCAGAGGAGCCGGGGCGCTGATTCCAGCTATGGTTCAAGGTCTTACAGAATCAGCACAGCAAGCCCGTGACCTGGGTATCGTGATTGATACCGAAGTCATTGATGCTCTAGACGACGTTGCTGACCGCATGGACACGCTAAAAGCGGTTCTTATGTCGACCGGCGCTGCGCTTATCGCCTACCTGATCAACCCGCTTCTCAAGTACACTGAAGCCACTGTTGCCGGCATCCACGGTTTCATTACGGCAACTAACACCCCAGAAGGCGGAAAGGATATGAAGAGCGAAGAGATGATGAATCACATGGGGAGGCAGTTTAACCAATCATTTCTATCTTCCTTAGAAGAACAGGAAGCGGCTCTAACCAAGAAAAGAGAAGACCGAGTGAAACGCTCCGCAATCAGAGGTAAATCGACTGAATCCACGTCAAATCTGTCACAAAAAGGTCTGATGATACAGCCAACTGATTCCCTAGCTCGAACTGGTGGATTCACATCATTCCAAGCCAACCTGGACAAGTACTTTGGTTCGTTGAGGACTCAGGCTCAAGACATCTCCGACATAGCCGCAAACACCAAGAAAACAGCAGAAGCTGTTTCCGAATAACATGGCAACGATCCACCAAGCACCAGAGCTGTCCGCCTTCCCTGGATTCATTGAGGTCAGCCGCCGCTTCGATCAATCCGGTTCCAACACTGGCCCGGTGTGGACTTTTGAATACCGCGGCACAAAAGATGCGATTAGAAATGCCACCAATTTCTGGTCAAGCGTAGGAGCAAAATACAGCGTCATTGAAGACGGTCCTTATTCATCGGCAAGTGTTATTTTCTCAGGCCCAAATTACTTCGATCCAAGTGATCCACTAGAAACAGCATACATTCCGGTGGCTGGTCAAGAGGCTCCAGACATTCGATACGAGTTCAGAACCGACTACGTCGACGTCTCGGTCTTTGCTCTTCCTGCTGTCGTTGAAGAAGCGGAAAAATCAGGAAACCCAGCAGGTTACAAACTCGCCATTGAAGAAGCGGTCAAATCTGGAAAGAGACTTACCGGAATCGTTGAGAACGGAGAACGTATCACATATTGGGACGATAAGCCGGTAGGAAGACGAATCTGGGAAAAGCTATCCCGCGGTGAAGATTCATTCCCGCTGGCTCGAATCAGCTTAAGCCGTGTTGCTACATTCTCAGGTGTTCTAGGCCTTCCTCAGGTTCCGATAGGAATACCTCCCGTTTACACGGCAGCCAGTTTCCCAATCGCACTGGGGCTGCCTTTCAATGTTTCTAGAATGCTTCCAAATGTTCCAACAGACTTAAAAACAGGAAGGGTCATGGCACCCTCAGGTTCAGTATGGGGATGGAAACAAACAAACTACTCAAGCAGCCTTGTGGTGAAAACCAACATGGTTGAGCAGAACATCTCTTGGACTTTTGCAGCATACGACACCGACATTTACCCGATGGTCTAAACTCTAACACCTACCCACTAACACTATGGCAGACGAAATCCAATTAACCGCCCGGCTGTACGCCTCTAAAAACGGCGCTTACCTACCCTCGGTCACCTACACCAAGAGCAGCACGATGGTCGGAACCGACATGGGCAGCCAGACTCAGGTCATCGGCCTGACGGTCGAGGCCCTCGATGTCCCGGTCGACGTGACCAGCCCCTACAAACTCCTGATCTCTAATCTGGACACTACCAACTATGTCGAAATGGGATTCGTGTCCGGCACCTACACGATGCGAATCCCGGCCGGCGAGACGCTGCTGATGCCCTATGTCAGCGCCACGCTCTATCTCCTGGCCAACACCTCATCGGTGACCGTCCAGGCCACCTTCTGCGAAGTTTAAACCACCAACACCATGGCTAACGAAGTCGAGATGTCCGCGCGGCTTTACGCCTCCAAGGGCGGCGCCGTAATCAACTCACTGTCCTATAGCGCGATTGCCAACATGACCGGCACCGACATGGGACAGCAGACCCAGGTGGTCGGTACAAGCGACGAGACTTTGGACCTTACCGCTGACCTGGGTACGCCCTACCGACTCCTGGTGGTCAACCTGGACTTGGTCAACCCGGTGTCCATCGGGCCTTCCTCACCGTACTCGTTCCAGATCCCGGCCGGGCAGTTCGCCTTGTTGCCCTGGGTCGATGCCACCATGTACGTCAAGGCCTCCAACAGCCCTGTAAAGATCTTCGCCCAGTTCTGCGAGATCTAACCAGCCATGGCCATCCAACTGCCCTCCAAACTGGCCGAGACCGGCCTTAAGGCAGATCATGCCCGGGCCATTAACCAGCTCATCGAGGCCGTGCGCCGGGTCCAGCTCATCGCCGGGCCTGGCCAACG